CACCGCTCTCAACGGTGAGTTCCAGTTCTGGCAGCACGAAAGCCTCCATATTGTTCTGGAAGGGCTGAGTCACAATACTCCTGCGGATCTCAGTGCCATACTCCGTGTAGACCTCCTGGGAAAGTCTACCAATCCTGCCATCCACCAGATCACCCGCCCACAACTGATTGTAGGCCCGGACCAGTGCATTCACCCTGTAAGCGCCCAGAGAGCCGTCAACGTATGACTTCCGCTCATGCCACCGCTTGGAAATGGTGTCATAGACCAGTGTAGTACCCGGCAGAGCAAATCCCACAAAGTAGGCTCCCTTCTCGGCATATGCCCAGGAGTAGATGTCCGCTACCTGACTCTCCGTCAGAGCACTGAGCTCCTTGTCGATCGCAGTGGTAGATATCTTCGCTACACTGTTACCGCTCAGAGCCCAGATTGCTGGGGACTCGTTAGCACCCGCGCCGACAAACACGAAGGTATCCTGTATGGACTGAATACTGAACGGGCTCGATATTCCCTTGCTAAGAAACAACCCTGTACGCTGGAACGGGAAGTCAGCACCGCCGATGTTCTGGAAAGCCTCAATCGTTTGAGATCCCCCGATGAACAACTGGTTCTTGAACACAATCGGAGCAACAATCTCATCCGGGTCAGACTCTGCTGTACCAAAGTCTAGCGCGTTATAGGAAAGACCATCATTCAACGCACTGACGATAAACTTCTTGGAATCCGTGGTCAGGCAGAAGTAGCCATCAATAAACACTACCTGCTGCGGGTTACCGTTAGCTGTGAAGTCCGCGTCCGTAATCTGCGCGAACGTATCAGTTGAGTGGTTGTAGATATAACCATTGCCACCCGGAACCAGGACCAACAGTTGAGTACCATTGTCAGCCATCGATACCCTGCCGGTCCCCGCGATCACATCAATCTGGGTCAGAGTGTAATCTGAAGCCATGCTGTAGAGATGACCGCCTATGACAAAGTAGGGGACTCCGTTCATCTCATGAGCCCCGCGGCAAGTGTCTATATCACTTGCACTAGCAACCTGCACCAGCCCCGGAGTGCCAAACAGGGTCTCCTGATTCAACGCAGGAGCCTGGGCTATGTTCGGGTATAGGTTGATACATTCCTGCGCTGAGATAGGCAGAGAATCGCTCTGATAGTACCCGTTGGCTATTGGCAGCGTAACTTTAGGCATTAACTTGAGATACCGAATACCGAATCAATTACTGTCAGATTATCCGTGCTGGTCTCGTTCGAGACATACAATTCAACGTAATCATTCTCAGCAAGAGACACATTGAAAAACGTGGAACAGTTTGCAGACTGAGCCGCATCAACCTTCCTGACAATCTTAGAGCCAGCCTCTACAGTGCCATTTTTCGCAATATAGATCGCCAGGTCTTGGTTGTTTGCTGTATCGGGAGAGAACGTCACAGTGGCCTTCACTGCGAATACCGAAGTGGCTGTGCCGTTGTAGACAATCTTGCCAGTGGTGTCCCCGGTGAAGTTGGATTGAATCCCAACAGTAAACGTACCGTTAGCCTTAACCGCAGTCCCGGCTGTGGCAATCGTGGTTGAAGTCGAGTTACCTTGAATGTGGACCTGCGCGTAGGGAGCCGCAGTTCGAGCGATAGTCACATAGTTGCTAGTAGGCGTTACCGTGATTCCAGTACCAGCAACCAGACTCGCTATATCAGGAGTGTCATCCGTTACGTTAAGTAACAGTGGAGCGCCAGTGGAGTCGGCAGAGAAGTTGTGCTTGATCTCTACACCGTTCTGGGCAGATATGTTAGCCAGTATGCCCGCACCGCTCTCGATGTTTCTGATTTTGTTTACGGTTCCATCAATATCCAGAACCGCGATCCCAGTAGGATCACCAGCCTGAACGATCGTCCCGGTGACACCCAATCCTGCAAGGAAGTCACTATATGCGATCTTGTAGTTCGTGCCGTTGACAAAGTAGTCAACGTAAGCGCCAGCCTCTACCGAAGTCTTCGCTACAAAGTCAGACTTCTTCCTGCCCTGTGATCTATCCATTTGTGTTTAGCTCCAAACCGATCGAGCCAGTGGACTCCGCCAGGATATCCTCTTCTGACTCTGGATAAAAATGTCCGGGGAAGCCGAAGAGCGTATCTTCGTTGCCTGAGCCAATCGGCAGGGTTGCGGGCATCTTGGTCTCGCCCATGCTCTGACCGAGCAGCCTCATGGTATTGAAGCCATCACGCGCAGCCTTCACCAGACCCTGCGAGATCACCCCGTTGTAATCTGGAGCCACCTCTATCGCCATGTTAGCGATCAAGCCCCTGAGAGCCCCTGTGGGGATCGTTACGGTATCACCTAGGTCAGAGACCTCTGTATATCCTAACTGGATACCCTGAGCGTCTAGCTCGCTCATATAGTTGTTCATCGCAAAGATGAAGTCACTATATTCATCAGGCTGCAGTGGAGACTCGCTAGCCTGTACCAATATCCGTTGTAGGGCTGCCTTAGCAACCTGCGCGACTGTAGCCATTACTCGTACTTAGCTCCCTTTGACGCTTTCTTTTTGCTCTTTGACTTTTCCAGAGCTTCGGCAGTTGGCGCGCCCTTTGAGCCGGGCTCTCTCATGCGCTCAACCTTCTTGCCTGCCTTCTTCTGCCGTTCAATCCTTTTACGCTTCGCGTGGATGTTATCCCACAATCCTTTTTTCTTGCCTGCCTTACTCATATTTAGCCTTCATCGACTTAGCGCCCTTACACTTCCAGCGCTTGCGACTGAGATTATTGGGAGTATTGGGATCGTTCTGCTTCTCCTTCGGGAGCCGCTTCTTGATACCAAGAGACCGAGCACAGTAAGAGTCACCCTTAGCTGTACCCGGCCTAACACGCGGACCACCGCCTTTGGCTTTCCCGGCCTGCCCGTAGGAGACCTTCTTGCCGCTGGCGGTGACCTTTACTTTCGCTTTGCCTTTTCTTGGTTTAGCCATAAAAAAGTAGGGGACCGAAGTCCCCTATAAACTCAAAGGAGAGTTACACACCAAAGCCTTGTCCAGCCATAAACGGATTGAATGTTGCGTATGCAGGCAACAAGTCAAAACGAATCTTCTG